TCTGCCTGCTGCGTCGGGTTCATATCCAGGAATCCGAGGAATCCGCGCTGGTAGCCGCCGTCCGCCGTCTTCTTCGGCCCGCTGGCCTCGTTCAGCCGCCGCAGCAGCGTCGCGTCCTTCCCGCCGGCTTCCGCCAGCGTCGCCGCCGCTTCCGTCTCCTCGTATTTACCGATCCACCCGGCTTCGTTCGCCTTCTGCGCGATCACTGCCGGTGCCACCGCCGCCGCCAGTACTGCCGCAGGCGCGAACGTGCTCAGGCCGTTCGCGCTGAAAAAGCCTTTGATCCCGGCCCAGAATCCGCCGCCCGCAGTCCCGCCGGTAACGTCTCCCGTTCCGCCGGTTCCACCGCCCGTCAGGCCCTGCAGGCCGTTCTTCAGCTGCAGGAACCGCAGCACTGTGTCGCTCACCTTCAGCAGAGCGAAACCGCCGCCGATGACCTCCAGCGCCTTGTAGATCGCGTCCTTGTTGTCGCTCAGCCACAGAAGCGAATCCTTGATTCCATTCAGCGCGTCTTTCACGGCGTCGATCGCGTCCTTGAACTTTACGTCCTTCAGCCCGCTGAACAGTTCCCGGATCGCGTTGGATATGTCCTCCATCGCCTGCTTGCCTTCGTCCGTGTCCATCCACTCGTTAAAGGCTTTCAGCATATCCGTCACAGCGTTCGTTACATCTGTGACAACCGGCGCCAGTTCCGCCAGGAAGGAATACTTTGTCACATCCCAGCTGTTCTCCAGCGCCTTGTTTGCGTCGTCTACCTCAACAAGTGCTTTCGTATGTTCGTTGCTTACGACCTCGGCCTCAGACATCGCCTTTTCCCATTCAGCTCTTCCTGCTCTGAACAACGGGAGCAGATCACGCCAGCTTTTCCCGAACACCTCCATCGACAGGGCCTCGGCGTCCAGGTTCGTCGATCCTCTTTCCTGCATCTCGGAGATGTTCAGCAGCGTTTCTCCGAGTTCCCACATAACGTCCATCTTGTCGCGGGCTTTGCCGGTTTCTTCGTCGGTCAGATTGACGCCCAGCAGCTCCCACATATTGAGGTCGCCGTCTTTCCAGCCACCCTTCATTTTTTTGGTCATCTTGTCGCGGGCGTTGATGATCGTGCTGACGTCCGTGTCGATGATCTCGGCGGCATACTGCCACCGCTGCAGTTCTTCCGGATCCATTCCGTACCGCGTCGCGTCCGTCGTGAGCTGGTCCGCCCACTCGCCGGCGTCCGCGAACGTATCCCGGATCACCTTCGCGAAGCCCAGCACCTTCTTGATCGCGTTTTCCACCGTGCCGGTGATCCCGGTGATCCCGTCCGTCACGGCCTTGAAGCTCACATTTTTCCCGATCGTCTGCAGCGTTGCCTGGTAGTCCGCCGCGTGCTGGCTGCTGTCGTCGAACGCCTTCCCGCTCCGGTCAAGCCCCTGTTCGTTCAGCGCCAGTTCGCTCTGCAGGTTTACCAGCTTCGCCTTTGCCCGGTTCAGCTCCGCTTCCCATTTCTCCGTCTTGTCGCTGTTCTCGCCGTAGGCTTTCGTACTGTCCGAAACGGCCTTCTCCAGCGCCTTGACGATCTCTTCCTGCTGGCTGATCTGCCCGTTCAGCGCCTTGCTGCGGGTCTCCATCAGCTTCATCGCGTCGCCGTCTTTGCGGAACTCGGCACTTGCCAGCGACAGCTGCGTGCCCAGGTTCTTCATGCTGGTGTTTGCCTCGTTGATGGCCCGTTTGAACGCCTGCTCGCCGTCCACGGCCAGTGTGGTCTTAATCTCCCTCGGCATACTCCCAGCCTCCCTCTTTCTCTGCCGCCGCGATCTCCTCGTAATGGTCGAACAGCGCTTCGTCTTCCGCGCTGATGTCATGGTCGTCCGTTTCCCGGCTTATCCCGTGCTGTTCGTCGTCATACCCGCGCCGCAGCACAAACAGGTCGCACAAAAAGCCGGGTGTCAGCTCCTGCTGTTCGCTCCAGCTGACCCCGGCGATCAGTCCCCAGGCAGTGACCGTGCGCGGCGTCAGTCTGCCCCTTGATCTTTTTTTTCGATTTCCTCCAGCACCTCGTCGTGGATGCTGTCGTCGTCGTATTTTTTCTCTTTCATCGTCACGGCCTGAGCGATCACCCGCTGGATCTCGTCGATCAGCGCCCGCATCGTTGCCGGATCCGAGTCCCGGATCACCTCTTCCGCCGTGATCTCCCCGCCTGTCATCAGCTCCGCCAGTGCCGGGATCTTGTCCTTCTTGAACCGTCCCTTGCTGTGCATCATCGTGTACAGGTCGTCCAGTACGCAGATCTCGTCCTCCATCCGGTACCACATCTTCTGTGTGAACCGGAGCCGTGCTTCTTTCCCGTTGATCATGATCCGGGTGCGGACGATCTCGTCCTTCCCCTTCTCATTTTTCCGGATAATTTCCTCAACCATCTTTCTTTCCCTCTCGTTGATAATTGTTTATATAACCCCAATTTGCCGCAGCCACTCTTCCGCCGTCGGCATCCCCGGTCGGATCAGCTGCCGCTTTTCCGCCTCGTCCTTCGTTACCCGGTACAGTTCCGCCCGGTCGCTGTCGCTGATCTGCAGGAACGCTCCCGGCCACCTGTCGGAGATGTCTGTCCGGATACGCCGGATCCATTCTTCCTTCGTTTTCCCGGCCAGCTCGTCCCGTCCGTTCAGTTCCCAGTAATAGTCCAGCATTGCCCGCGCGGCAGCTGCCCGCGCGTCGTAGATCTTCCCGCGCTCCTGGTATGCTTCGCACACCATCACCCGTTTCCGGTACAGGCTCAGGTTCCGCGCCGCGTCCCCGCCGTCGTAGTTGCTGGCGCTTCCCTTCCGGTAGCACCACATATAGACCGTCTCCGGCATCTTCGCGATCCGCTTCGCGTCGATCTCCATCGTCACCAGCGCGTTGAACATCGCGTCCTCACTGTACGTCAGCTCCTCGCTGAACCAGATCCCGTGGTCGATCAGGAACTCCCGCCGGTACACCTTCCCGTGGATGAATACCGTGTTCCATTCCTTCAGCTTCTTGCACCAGACGCCTTCCGGCGTCTCCATTTCCATCCAGAAGCTGCTCCACACCATGTCCGCCGCGTCCCCGGCCTGCTCCAGGCTCGCGATGATCCTCCCCAGGCTGTCCGCGCTGTACAGCATATCGTCGAAGTCGCAGAACATCACCCACTCCGCGTCCGCGCACTTGAGGCCCTCGTTCCGCGCCGCGCTTACGCCCGTGTGCGGGATATACACCACCGTGTCCACAAACGGGTACACCTTGATGATCCGTTCCATGTCCAGCGTGTTGTCTTCTTCCCCGTCCTGCACCAGCAGCACCCGGACGTCGTTCCAGTCCACCCCGCGCTGCATCTTCAGCATCTCAAAAAACTTTCGCCCCTCGCACCATTCCTCATTCCAGTGCGTGACGATAATATCCAGCAGTGCCATCTTTCTTTCCCCCAGGGCTATACCCTTTTAGTCGTTCTCTCCTTTTCCGGAGGGCCGGTCGCCGTCCTTCTTCCCTTTGCCCGATTCGGGCCGAAGGTGGTCTGGATGGCGACCGGGAAGCCCTCCGGGTTAGGAAATGTTGGCCTTACCGTTAAGGTAGGCCTTGGCCGCCGCCAGCGTGGTAAACACCTGCTGCTTGCGGAACTTCGCCTTGCCGGTGGAGTCGTCATATGCCGCCAGGCCCTTCGCGCTCAGCGTAGGCGTGCCCCAGCTGATGCTTTTCTGTTTAGTGTTGCTGGTCTCGTTCGGGCGCCCGAACTGCACCTTCGGATACCACACCGCCTTATACAGGCGGGTGCCGCTGCGCTTGAGCACGCGGATATACCCGACGCCACCGTATGGCGGATCGTCGTCCGTGACCTCATACTCGTCCGTGCTGCCGACCTTCGCCACGCCCAGCACCTTACTCTCCACGTCTTCCGACAGCTCCGTGGTACCCAGATCCAGCGTGTAGCCGGTCAGGCTCTGATCCGTCTCGGTCACCGTGTCGTCGCCGTACAGCTCATTATCCTCCTTCTGCCAGTTCAGATTGGCAGAAACCGCTTTCCCCATCACCACGCCGGTGCCGTAGGTCAGCGTGTTGCCGCTCTCGCTGCTCAGCTCGGCCCATACAGGGTACTGCATACCGATCTCAGCCATGAGTCGTTCCCTCCTTTAGTCTCTCGTCCAGATTTCTTCCATTGCCCGTTCTGCCGCTTCGGATGCCCGTTCTTCCGCGTCGTCCACAAAGTGGTCGCCCCGGATCCTGCTCGTCCCGTAATGCAGAACGAACGCCTTCTCGGCGTTCGATTGCTTTTTCCGGTCTCGCCCGTGCGGATAGATGCTCGATGTGTATGCCTCGCCGGTTTTCTTCACCGCGCTGGCCCGCACGCTGTTCTTCATGTCGCCCGTGTCCACGTGGCCGTGATCTTCGATCGCGTCCTGCCATGCTTTCACTACGACCTGCCCGGCTTCTCCCAGCATCTCCGTGGCCTTTCGCTCCAGCCTCTCGCTCTCAGCGAACAGCTGGTTCATAACCTCTTCCACGCCGGAAAACT